TCTTGATTCTCCTTGCTTAAACGCGACTTAGCAGTCTTTGCCTTGATAAGATTTCCAACGATTTCTGTTCCATCTTTCTCCTTTTTCTTTGAGAGATGGATGATTGTAGAGGCAGCGTATTTGAGTCCAGAACCTCCACCCATTTCTTTGGTAGGAACGTAAGCACCGATGACATCGTAAGTGTGATTAGTAACGATCATTGGGATGTTTGCTTGACCCAACTTGAGTGTGAGCATTCTGAAAGCACCCTTGATTAGTTGGGATTTAGTCATGTCCCGAACTTGCTTGTCGTTGAGTGTATCAGTGATCTCTTTCTCCGTGGAAAGCATCCCCAGAGAGTCTAGCACAAACATGCAGGGTTTGCGTTCATCTGCCGGTTTCTTAAGGTAAATATCAACTGCTTTGAGTGCCTTACTACGAAACTCCTCAACTGTGACCACATTGATTACAACAGTACGATCAAGGTCTAACCCACGACTTGCGAGAAGAGACTTGTTAACAGCGGCTTCAGTGTCAAAATATAGGCAATACCCGTCAGGATTAGAATCCAAGAAGTTCTTGACAACGGCGAGACTGAAAAAAGTTTTTCCAGTACTAGACTCGCCAGCAATGGCAGTAATCTTATTCCCAGATACACCACCAAATATAGACCCTGAAACAAGTCCGTTAAAAATGTACGAACCCGTGTCCACATAAGTTTCATGGTCGTCAATGTCTGAGGCGAGTTGTGTGTATTCACCACCAATCTCCTTTACAATATCTTTAAGAAAATCCATAGTTTAATCAAAAAAACAAGAAATAGTTATTCTGTATTTTGGAGCATCAACCGACTGCGGCCGAATCGCATGTGGGATGTCCCCATCGAATAGAAGTATTCTACCAGGAACATACAATGATGTAAATGCTACATCTTTAAGATCTTCGCTGTAGAAAAAAGTTTCACCATACCATCCATCTTTCCACTCAAGATTTACATAATATAAAATACCTCTTGTGTAACAATGAGTGTGGATTAAGTGAACATCACTTGATCGAACATAATTTACTACTGCTCTAGAAAATTTATTATATGTGAACCATGGAGTATCATCAATAGCAGCTTGAAAGTATTTCCATAATCCACACTTCTCTAGATCATCAAAACCCCAGTCGCCGTAGAGATTCTGATAATTAAGGTCATTAACGTGTTGATCTCTCCAACCCAATCTTAGGTTTGATTCTAAAGCGTAATGTAAAGTTTGACCTCGGTCGTGACGGTGAACGACATCATCATATACTTTAATATTCATCAGATACCCAACAATTTACGTTGACGTTCAAAATATCCTCGGAGAATCCAAGAACTACTATTCATTTTATCATCCCCGCCAACGCCAAATTCAAACTGGACTCGGGGATTGTCTCCATACATATCGAGTTCTGGTGTATTGCCTGATCCACGATCACCACCGTTGCAAAATACAACAGTCTCTGCAATTTCTAGACACTTAGCAATTGCGCCACATGCAGATCCAACCTCATCGTCTGGAACAGTAACAACTGCATCTACCATATTGAGATGACGTACAATCTCTGCACGTTCAACCCAAGATAAAAAGTATTGACCTTTCTTTGCAGTCAACCATTCATTAGTATTCAGTCCCACTACAAGATAGTCAGAAAAATCTTTCGCTCTCTTGAAGTAAGATATATGACCACTATGAATAGGGTCAAATCCCCCTGTAACCAGACTCACTTTTTCAAAAAACATTAGATAACAAAACCAAACTTCTCTCTAGCAATTTTTTTATATGGACCGCCAGGATTCTCCTCGCGGATTTGCTTGATAGTATTTAGTTTCTGATAAAGAGCTGCATCACCACCCAAACGCAGGGCGCTAACGATGGTATTCAATTCTTTATCGTTGATAGGAAGATCCATATTTTTTGTGTTGGTGAGATAATTATACAAGAATTGGTTCGCTTTTGCAAACAGATTATTTAGTCTCGATACGAATGTTGAATGCGATTGTCATTCTGGGTTCAAGACATTTGTGAGTGGACACGTAGTGTTGTAGAGTGCAAGGAAAAATTATCAATTGATTGTTCTTAGGTTGATAAGCCCACTGTTCATAATAAAAAGATTGCTCTTCAGTTTTTCTATAAAGTTGTTTATCTATGAAGTAAAGATTTTGACTGGATGGATTCATAAAAATCAAATCAGTCTCTTCACACCCATCTAAGAAAATAACACCTGCAAATTCATTCCTTCTTTCAATAGAACCTAAGTGTGTATGCAGTTCTTGACCAGTATTTTGTTCATAAAAATTCCACCAGAAGGCATGAATTTCATATGAATGTTCTGTCAGTCCCAGTTCTATGGTAAATTTTTCATATTCTTCTCCAATTTCATCAAGTGGATAATTAATATTATGTTTTTGATGAATAGAAGTCTTGCAAGAACAATTAACCCCAGGATTTTGATAATCATTTAAAATATCTAAATGTATATCTCCAACCAATTTTTGATAAGTCCTATCCGATAAAAAATTATCACATACCCAGAAAGGAACTCCAAATAAATTTTTCATTCTCTAAGTTCGATATTGAAACTAATAGTAATTCTAGGCGTATCGAATCTATGTGCAGGAACGTAGTGTGACAGATATGATGGAAAAAATATAATTTGATTGTCTCTTGGTCCATGAACATACTTACTCATAACATAAGAATGTTCTGGAATATTTTTATGAATTTTAGCAACAGGATGGTGTGTATCATAACTATGATAGTTTAACCAATTTTGAGATGGATTGGAAAAAACTATTCTTGTATTATCAGTTCCTTTTAAAAAATATACACCACTGAACATACAGTTCGGTGTACCCAAGTGTGTATGCGGTTCTTGATTTTGACCTTTAGTGTAAAAGTTATACCAAGGACGTATCAACTCATATTGATGTTCTGAAAGATATAACTGTGATGAGAATTCTTCATATGCTTCTTTAAAAGAAAACATAGGATAAGTCACACTATCATCTCTTTGAGCAGAAGTGTTTACCAAACAGTCCCACTGTGAATTTACATATCCTTCGTTATTTGAAATATCTTCTAGTATTTGATTATGAAGATCTTTAACTGCATTTTCAGACAAAAAATTATCTATACCAAAAAATGGAGTTGGGAATAAAAAATTCATGCGAAGAATGATTCCAAACTTACTTTCTTTTCTACAGACCAACCAATAGCATTGAGAATAATCTTCATCGGTTCTACAAAAGATTTGTTGAACTGTGCATCGTAATCAATATACTTTTCAAGATCTAGTTCTTTCGGAAACTCTTGGATGAAAGAGAAAACATTCTCTTGAATAGTATTAGGTGTTTTCAAATAACAGAACTTGATCTTCTCACCACTCTGGATTGCTGCATACTTCTTATCAAGTCCAGCCTTCTTAGTGTAGTGATTGTAGAGGATTGCACCACGAACATGGATGGGACAACCTTTATTATACATGTCAGTCCGAGATTCCCACTTCTTAATTTCAGACACACTACGAGGGAATGCAATTTCATCTGGTCGAAGTTTCTTAAACTCTTTACGAGCGTTCTCGATGAAGTCAATGACATCATCCTCTTCCTTTGTCATGATGATCTCAAGTGCATCTTTAATGTATTGACGACAAGGTGCAGGGGTTGAGGTTTTGATTGCCTCAATACCCATCATCTTCAGTTTGGGTTTCTCATAACGAACACCCTCACTGTCCCACACACGAAGGATATAACGTTTCTTACCTGTCCAGATCCCACGTTCCGCGATGTTCTCGCGTTTCATCACCATTTTGTTTTCGTAGGCGTTGAGGTAGTCGGCCAATTCTTCGTAAGAACTTTCAATATACTTTTCAAGTTCCATGTGACTGACCTTATCAAGGAAATTGACAATCTCCTCAGTAGACGCCTCTCTCCCTTTGAATACAGCGTCAACAAAAGGACCCATATTAAGATAAATGGAATCGGTATCAATAGCAATGACATAATCTACTCCATCAGATTTCAAGACTTTGTTCAGATAACTATTCATCTTCTCTTCGATCCACTGAATCGATACCTGTCCCGATAGAGTGATCGCCTCTGCATTTGCAAGTTTGTAGTATCGAAAATACTCATTACCAATCGCACCATAAGCAGAGTTAAGTGCAATCTTTTTGGCCATCTGAATATTGTCACAACGTGAGATCTCCTTCTCCAATGCTTTGGTAGGAGTTTTCTCATAGGCTTTCTTCGCCTCGATCATCTTCTTCTTGAAGATAACACGTTCGCTATACATCTTCTCCATAAGTTCTGGTAGGAACCCACGGACATCCTTGCGATACATTGCACCATTAGCACAGACCGCACTGTCTTTATACATCTCAAAGGTAAGTTCTTTCTTTAGAACTTTATCAACAGTCACACTAGGGTGACGTTGTTCAATCAAAGTCTCTGGTGAGATGTTGTACTGCATGATCAAGTGAGGATACAGTGAGTTAAGGTCAAAGTTGACTACCCACTCGTATGCACCTGGGATGGGTTCTTTCACGAACGCACCCGCATACTTTTCACTCTTACTATTGCGTTCCTTCTGCGGAATCACAATATTCTTCTTAAGAAGATAGTTGTAGATAATAGCATCCCAGGTTCGTACCTGATATGCAATGTCATTGAAGTTCACCTTAGCGTCAAACGCACGGGTGAAACACAAGTCAATCAGACGTAGTTTATCCTCAAGACGGTCAACCAGTTCCACGTCAACGATGTTGTATTCAACAAACTTCTGCCAATCGTTTGTATAGAACTCTCGGAAGGTATCATATTCAGAGTGATCCAGTTTGTTCTGACCCAACTCCATGAAGGCGATATGATCCAATCGATAACTCTCTTGGTTTGGGGTTGCAGGAGACTTCTTATACAGGTCCAGGTAGTCCAGAATAGACACACCCGCAATCTCTGTACTGAGTTGTTTCCGACCCATGATCGTGACCTCTTTGACACGCACCACATTCCACGGAGAGAGACGTTTGGCGTACTTCTCTCCCATAAGACGGGTGATCCTACCAACCAGGTAGGGCATGTCATACAGTTCGTTGTTCCACCCCGTGACGACCTCTGGCGTGTTATTCTGCCACCAGTCCATGAACTTGGTGATGAGTTCATACTCACCATCACAGTACACAAATCTGACATTCTTCTGATCAACCTTTGCGGGACGAGATCCAAAGGTAGTAATCTGTTTAGTATTATAATCCTGAACTGTAATCAGTAGAAGTTCTTCAGCACAGTTGAATACATCGGGGAATCCACTCTCCGCTGCAACCTCAATATCAATTGTAATAACTTTGATCTTTGAGATATCAAATTTGATTTCGTCCTCAGGATAATTCTGAGCAATATATTGATACACGAATCGGTCATTCCCATAGACCTTAAATCCATTCACATCATTATACTTGTCCAAGAATTCACGACACTCTCGGATAGTACCAGGGCGAATGGGTTCTACATCTTGACCATCAAGGGTTTTATATTTACTCTCTCGTTTCGACGGAACGAAGAACCTAGGTTGGAAGGGTTCGCGTTTCGTGAAGTGTTTGCCGTTTTCATATCCACGGACAAGGATATCATTACCAAGGAGAACAACGCTCGTGTAGAACTTCATTTAGTGAGGGTCAAATAATCATTAAGTAGGTCATCTTTGGGGTCAACCAAAGTCAAGATCTTATCCGATGAAATCATAATGTCATCGGTCTGGTCAGTCAAGTTTTCTAACCAAGGCCGAAGACCATCCACAACATGTGGACGAATCAAACGACAATCTGGTTCACCGAGTTCAGAAACAACTTGACCAATTTTTGAAATAAGGGTTGTTCCGTCAACCAGAACAATTACCTGAATTAAATCATCCATTTAATACCTCGAAATTATCTACAATTGTTTCATCCTCTTCAGGATCTTCCATCTTTTCAAGATAAGAATTCTTTAACATCTCTACGGGATTAGTAAATGATACAATCCAATCGGGATTTACTTTAATATCAGTATCTTCTGTCATGGGCATCCAATCCCAAAACCTAACGGCATATTCTTGTTCATTAGACTCGTCTTCAATATCAAAGTCAACAGACTGTGTAATTAATTCAACACAGAAAGGATTTTTAAAAACTAAAGATACAACTTGATCATTATGATCTACTTTTGCTTCAATATCAGCAATAACAGTTTCTCCTGACTTCAGAAGAGCTAATTTAATTGACATGACTACAATTTACCTCCCACTAGGATACCATAAAAAAAGGAAGGTGTCAAACCTTCCTTGATAATTTATACAGTTGGTGGTGTGAACGTTCTAACCAAGTGAGGTCTTACCAACGGTGCCTTATCTCTTGCAACTAATGCATCGATACTACTTTGGAAAGTATCAGTCATAAGTTTTGGATAAATTCCAATCGCAATAATCGGAACTAGAAGAGCACTGATCACATACACTTCACGGGGTTCTGCATCAACAAGATTTGCATGATCAACCAGTTCTTTATTCTCTTGACCAAAGAAGATCTCCCGCAACATAGACAGAAGATAGATCGGAGTCAAGATCACACCGATACCAGCAAGGACACACATAATAACTCTGAATGGTACAGAGTACATAGTATCTGTTGCAAATCCTGTGAAGACCATCAGTTCACTTGCGAATCCACTCATACCTGGCAGTGCCAAGGATGCCATGGAACACGCAACCCAGAGTCCAAACATGACCTTCATCTGTTTACCCACACCACCCATCTCATCGAGTTGTAGGGTATGTGTCCTGTCGTAGGTTGCACCCACCAGGAAGAACAGAGATGCACCAATCAAACCATGACTGACCATCTGAAGCATTGCACCAGTGGTTCCGAGAGCACTATAACTTCCGATACCAATGAGTACAAATCCCATGTGACTGATCGAACTATATGCGATCTTCCGTTTGAGATTTCTCTGTGCAAATGATGTCAATGCGGCATAGATGATATTCACTACACCAAATACAATCAGCAAAGGTGCAAAGACTGTATGTGCTTCGGGAAGCAGTTGACAGTTGAATCGCAGAAGTGCATATCCACCCATCTTCAACAGAATACCTGCAAGCAACATATGGACTGGTGCAGTTGCTTCACCATGTGCATCAGGTAACCAAGTATGCAAAGGCACGATTGGTAGTTTGACACCGAATGAAATCAAGAATGCAGCATAACACCACAGTTGGAAGTTCTTAGGGAAACCCTGATTCATCAGATAGGTGTACTCAAAGTTGGGAGGACCACCTGCCCAGAACCCCATAGCAAGTCCTGCAAGGAGGATGAACAGAGAACTACCTGCTGTGTAGATGATGAACTTTGTCGCAGCATACTGACGTTTCTTACCACCGTAGATAGCAAGCATCAGGTAGACAGGAACGAGTTCTAGTTCCCACGACAGGAAGAATAGAATCAGATCCTGAACTGCGAAGACCATGATCTGTCCACCATCCATAATCAGGAGTAGGAAGTAGAACAGTTTTGGTTTGAATGTAAGAGGCCATGCAGCAAGTGCTGCAAGACTCGTAATGAAACTTGTCAGAAGGATGAGAGGCATCGATAAACCATCAACACCAACTGACCACGTAAGACCCAGTGAAGGAACCCACTGAATCCTTTCGGACATTTGCAATCCACTCACTGAGGGATCATATCCGTAAATATATGCAGCAGCAGTAATTAGAAAAACAGTTAAGGTAACTCCAAGAGAGTACCACTTAACTACCTTGTCCTTATCTGGAAGAAAAGGAATGAATAATGCTGCCGCAATTGGAAATAGAATAGCTAAACTCAACCAGGGCATAAAATAAACACAAGGTTGAAGTTATTTTAACACAAAAAAATAGGGGTTGCAACTGGATTTTGCCAGTTGCTCCCCTGCGGCGACGATATTCGCTAG